GCGACTTTTGATATCAAAGATTATTCAGATATTATAGATGATGAAATCAACGATAAAAGAAAAGAAGAAAACAATGTCTTTAAAAGTCATATATACGATTACGTCCCTCTTTCTGCGTGGAGTCACTTTTATAATCGTTATTTCTTAAAAGCGATTAACGAGTCAGAAGCACTGACCGGCTTGTTCGACAATTTTGGTTTAAAACCATTCTTCAAAAAGGTTAGTTTTGGAATGCGCATGAGCTATTCAACTGCTAACCCGGAACTTAAAAAAGAAGATTTAATTAACAATTTTAACATTTTTTCTAGCGATACACCATTGAAAAAGGTTAAATCTATCTTAGGTCGTAGGCCGTATTTTTCTGGCGGAGATGAGCCCGACATGCTATACGAGCTACAAATACCAATTGTTGAAATAGAAAAAGAAGTTAAGTCAATTGACAGGACACAATCATTTGTTGTGGAAAATAGTGATTTAATTCCATTTAGCGAGCTAGGCGCCGGCATACAAGAAAATTTTTCTTTTCATCATTACAAAAACCCTCACCAGTTCTTTTATAACAACCTGGCCAACGGAATGCTGCAAGAAATTAAAAATTCTCCTGAATTTAGATTAATGTACGACTATCTTTTCCCGATGAGAAGATATATGGCCATGTCAACAATTATGGCATCTGATGGACTCTCCAGTTTTATTCCCAATCCTACAGATGTTTTAGATAAGACCAAACAATCGTTGTCCAACATCATTGATAACATTTCAAATTCTACAGATTTTAAACACTTACCAGATCCAATAGCTAATTTGTTGGCAGACCGCGCCATGCGTGCAGAAGCTGGAACGGCCGCCAAAGAACCTGATATGACTAAGGAAATCTTAAAGATTGTCCTCAAAACTCCGCTGCTTGTCCTCAAAGGATTCGTAGAAATTACAGATCCAGCTGTTATAACTGCCAAGAGAATTATAGATATTTCAAGAATTATCGCTTCTACTACTTTGGCTGCAATTAAACAAGGCGTGGCAACTGCGAAAAGAATAATACAGTCCGGCATCGACGCTGCGAAACAAATCTTACAACAGTTAGAAATACAGCTTAGTGTTGGAATCGGATTTGCGAAGTCAGCTGTCGCAGCCCTGCCAACTGTTCAAACGGAAGAAGGCCCTGAAAAACTTTCTGAGTATGTTATAATAGACAATTCCGGAGATATAGAGAACTGGATATTACAAGTAGACGGTCCTCTGCCGAAAATGGATGTAGAAGAAGCAAAACAATGGGAAAAATTTGAGGACGAGTTTGCAAAGCTACAAGGCTTACTAAACGATTATAAAGAAAGCAAGAAAACGCTTGATAAATTAGAAGAGAAAAAACGAGATATAGAGAAAGGTGCAGAAGAGGACATAGCAGAAGCAGAAAGAAGGTTAAAAGCCGCGTATCAATCTCCATATTTACTTCCAGGCATTTGGACTGCGATGATGCCATCGGTTATTCCTTTCGGCGGCGGCATCAACCCATTCCCGATGCCTCTACCGTTTGTGAGCACTGTTCCTGGCATGATTTATCTCGCTATACTATTTATAGATGCTATAGAAGAAAAAATGCACGACGACATACAAAACGCAAAAGATCCAAATTGTGAGGATCAACTTTAGGGGGTGTGACAAATGAACGGTATCGGGCCAAAATTACCATTACAAAGAGACGATGTAAATGGTAACTATACACTCATTACTAGTTACGCCGAAGAGATAAAACAAAATTTTAAAAACCTTCTTTTAACTTCACCAGGTGAAAGAATGATGAACCCGGATTTTGGTGTTGGTTTGAGAAATTTTTTATTTGAACCGGCACAAAAAGTAACCGGAATGATTAGACAAAAAATAGCAAGTCAAGTTTCTAGATATATGCCGTTCATAAGAATAAATAAAATACTTTTTAATCACGGGCTTGATCCTTCTACAGCGGCCGATTCAAGTGTTCTATCCATAATCATTGAATATGAAGCTCCTAGTATAAATTTGCAGTCTAGCTTACAGATACAAGCTGAGGATATAAACTAAATGCCAAAGAAAAGTAAAAAATTAATAAAATACACCGATCGAGAATTTAACGACATCAAAAAAAGCTTGGTGAATTATGCGCAAAGATATTATCCTGATGTGCACAAAGACTTTTCTGAGGCTTCTTTTGGCTCGTTGATGCTGGATACGGTAGCATATGTCGGCGACATGCTTTCTTTTTATTTGGATTATCAAGCAAACGAATCGTTTCTAGATACTGCAATCGAATATAACAATATTTTAAGATTAGGAGAGCAAGTGGGGTACAAACAGCCTCTTAGATCTAATTCGTTTGGCATGGTATCCATGTATGTTATCGCACCGGTGACATCCGGCGGATCAGCCCCAGACACTGATTATTTACCTGTTTTAGTCAGAGGCAGCAAATTCTCGACTACCGCTGGCCGAGTTTTTTCTCTAATAGACGATATTGATTTTGCAAACCCCGACAATGAAGTCGTTGTAGCTACTTCTAATTCGCAAGACGGAAAACCAACATCGTATGCTGTAAAAACAATAGGCAGAGTTATTTCCGGAGAAGTAAAAACCGAAGCTGTAAGTGTCGGCAATTTCACAAGATTTTTGACAATTCCACTGTCAGACCCAGATATTACGGAGATCGTGTCTATCACGGACTCCGAAGGTCATGAATATTTCGAAGTTGATTATTTATCACAAGACACAATATTCAGATCAGTTGTGAACAAGGACTCAGAGACCAGAAGATATATACCGGATGTTATGGTGACAACTTCTGTACCAAGAAGATTTACTGTTTTTAATAGTTTTGGAACAATAAACATTAAATTTGGTTATGGTTCCGAAGATAACCTCAAAACAGACAACACAATTCACCCATCAAACGTTGTATTAAAGATGCATGGTAGAGATTACGAAACTGATGCAACATTCGATCCTTCAAAATTGGTAGAGACAAGCAAATTTGGCATCGCGCCGGCAAATACAATTCTTACCATAACATATAGAACGAACACAGTCGAGAACGTGAATGTCGCTTCACGAGCCCTTTCTGAGGTCGTTCAGCCTCTTTTTGTTTTTAGTTCTAACGCCACAAACAATTCAAAAATAGCGACTGTTCGCGATAGTCTGGAAGTAGTTAACGAAGAGCCGGTTGTAGGGGACATATCTTTACCTACAGTTTCTGAATTAAAACAAAGAGTTAACGATGTTTTCTCTTCGCAAAACAGAGCAGTAACTGCTAGTGATTATGAGGCCTTGGTTTACAGGATGTCCCCTAGGTTTGGTTCAGCGAAGAGGGCTAAAATATACAGAGACCACGATTCTTTCAAGAGAAACTTAAACTTATATGTTTTGTCCGAAGACGCCGATGGAAAATTTATGACAAGCAGTCAGTTATTAAAGAACAATATAAAAACTTGGCTCAACCATTATAGAATGATAAACGACACAATTGACATATTAGATGCCAGAATCATCAATATTAAAATTAATTTTGTCGCAGTCGTTGATTATACCCAGGATAAAATAGGCGCCTTGACAGCAGCAATAACGGAAATAGAAGAAATGTTTGAACAGAAAATGGATATCGGACAGCCGATATATATATCAAAAATATATGATGTTTTAAATAACTTAGATGAAATTGTTGATGTAACAAACGTGAAAATAACAAACGAGACAGGAGGTTTATATTCCGACCAGGTATTGAATCTTAAAGAATACATTTCCGCAGATGGGAGAATTTTATACGCTCCAAAAAATACAGTTTATGAATTAAAATATCCTGATTTAGATATTAAGGGAACTATTAGATAATGGCGATTAAAAAATATAAAGCGACAAAAGACAATACGTTAACTAATGCTTATAAACTGGATCTGAACACCCGGGCCACTGGTTCTAACATGGGCGCTTCTGATATTTTGGAGGTATTCTCAATTTATGGCCAGCAAACTACAAGCTCTGCTGAACTATCAAGGACCTTGTTAGAGTTTCCGATCAGTAGCATATCTACAGATAGAACAGCCGGCACAATTCCTACGTCTGGAAGTGTTAACTTTTATTTAAGGGTTTTTAATGCGAGACATTCAGAACAATTACCTAACAACTTCACGGTTAATGTTATGGCTGTTTCGCAGTCGTGGCAAGAGGGGATTGGCCTGGACATGGAATCGTATAAAGATGAAGTTAAAGATTCGGTCGAGGGCTCAAACTGGACAAACAGACAAAAAACGACAGCATGGGGAAAGGCCGGCGGCGAATATCACTCTTCTTCATACACTGCCGGCCAAACAATGCCAAATTATACATACACTTTTGCTGAAGGGCACGAAGATATAGAACTTGATATCACTGCAATGGTAGAAGAGTGGGTGGCTAGCACTCAGACGAACAATGGCCTGGCCGTGTTTCTGACGTCGAGTCAAGAAGCGTATGTATCTAATTCTTCTGGAGTGGATTCCGGATCCGTTTTGCACAACACAGAGGGTCAACAAACAAGTTATTATACAAAAAGATTTTTCTCAAGATCTAGCGAATTTTTCTTTAAAATTCCGGCCATCGAGGCCAGATGGGACTCTAGAACAGAAGATCAACGAGGATACTTTTTTTATAGCAGTTCTTTGGCGCCGGCAATAGACAATTTAAACACAATTTATCTTTACAACTATGTTAGGGGACAGTTGGCAAACATCCCCGTAATTGGAACCGGAGAAATACTGGTCAGTATATTTTCTGGTTCTGCTGCTGATAGCGAACCTTCTGGTTCGGAATTAGCCCTTTCCGCCGGCGGCGACGTAGTGGCCGCGGCCGACACAAATGTGACCGGCGGTTATGTTTCAACAGGCATATATTCAGCTTCTTTTGCCTTTACCGGTTCGTCGACTTTAAAAACCATATATGACGTTTGGCATAGTGGGAGCGTTCAATACAACACTGGTTCTATTAAACCAAAAACACTTTCCTCCCCCAATTGGAACACTTACGAACAATATGTTTCAAAAATAACCAATCTTAAGCCAAAATACGTAAAAGATGAGGAAGCAAGATTTAGGGTGTTTGCGAGGCCGAGAAACTTTAGTCCGACAATTTATAATGTTGCTTCTAAAGAAATTGAAAAAGAGATTATTCCAAGTGCATCATTCGAAATTATAAGAATGGTTGATGAAAGAACGGTTATTAATAATTCTACTGGCAGCACGACGAATCATACATATTTGTCATACGATAATTCTGGAAGCTATTTTGATTTAGACATGTCTTTGCTGGAGCCTGGCTATATGTATGGTGTTAAATTAAGTTATTATGTCGCCGGCCAGTGGAGAGACCAAGAAGAAGTGTTTAAATTTAGGGTTGAAGATAATTAAAAATGTATACAAAGTTGGGCTGATTTATGGGTATTAAAGATCTATTTGACAAAGGACATTCTCTTAAATTTGTTAAAAACAAAACTAAAGAAGATCTTGCCGAGTCTGTAGAATCATATCGCTATATTGACGCATATAACGACAGGAAAGATTTATTTCGTCCGGACGTAGATTTTGCCACTGCTTCAAACTTTGCTAGATTTGGATTGGCAGAAGAATATTACGACACCGCTATAAAAAGAATATATGAAACATATCCTTATGACGGCTCCCAGGCAGAGAAAGTCGAGTGGGAAAACGAAAGCACCTATCTAGATCTTTTTGTGTTTGAGAACGAATACCCTAGAACAAGCGGCTTTGTAACGATGAACTTGACATCATCTTTTACGGGTGATTTCAGTTCAAATGTCAAATTATCAAGCACGCCTCAATATGTGTTTTTAAAAGGCGGCCCACATCCCGATCCGGGAGGAGATTACAAAAGTGATTTCTCTGCCGGCCCCTCTAAAAAAGGTGTTTCGAAAGCTAACATATATGATACGACCTATCAAAGAACTAATAACCTAGAGCTAGACTTAGCTAAGGGCGTTACTGTTGAGATGTGGATGAAAAAAGAAGGCTGGGCTTCTACCGGCTCAACACACCACGAATACATCTTCCACTCTTGGAATTCGGGCTCGACTACAAGTTCTGGTTCTTTGAGGGCCTATGTCTATGGAGAAACAGCAGATTCAAAAGGCCTTGTACACTTAAGAATAGTGTCTGGTTCCACAGAGCTAAGTTTTGACCACGATACAGGTTTAAGCGATCTTGCGGATAGTAACTGGCATCATTATGCCTTGACAGCCAAGACTAGTGGAACAGATACCGTTTCCAGCCTATATGTTGACGGCGCGCATAAATCGGGACTAACCTTGTCTAGTACTACGATCAACGAAGTCACGGGTACAATGGTGGCTTCAATCGCCGGCCTGGTCGGGCCTCTGACTGATGCTGCAGCCGTCGGAAAAGGCTGGGGCAACTTACTATCTGCTTCTTTTGACGAGTTTCGATATTGGAAAACAGAAAGGGACGCCCAACAGATAGGCCGTTTTTACATCGACCAAGTAGGCGGCGGCACAAACACTGACAACGTGAAGCATGACGACATAAACAACAAAGTATCCCTTGGGGTATATTATAAGTTTAACGAAGGCATCACGGGCCGTGCATCAACTGATTCTACAATATTAGATTATTCAGGAAGAATTAGTAACGGTACATTCGTGAACTATTCTTCAACGTGTAGAAACACCGGTTCTGCGATTGTCCTTTCTTCGGCCGCAACAAAAGAATTTTTAGATCCAATTGTTTATTCTCATCACCCGAGTGTGGAGAGCTTGCTCGCGGCCAAAAAAGCTAGCGGTTCTATGCACGATCACGAAAATGTGTCGTCCCTTTACAAATCTATGCCATCTTGGATTGCCGAGCAAGATGAGTCAGAGTCTAAAAACTTAAAATTCTTAACTCAGACAATGGCTAGCTTCTTTGACGATCTGTATCTTCAAATAGAGAAATTACCTAGATTAAAAGACATAAACTATCCAGACGACACGTCTTACGAGAAGCCTTTACCTTTTGCAGAAAGATTATTAAGTTCACGAGGTTACGAAGCACCAGAGCTTTTTGCGGACATATCAGATTTGGCCAAATATCTTGAGAGAGACGAAAAGAAGTTGTTTGAAAAGAAACTTTATGAAGTAAAAAACGTTATTTATCAAAACATTTACAATAACCTTTCTTATATTCAAAAATCGAAGGGAACTTTCAAGTCTTTGAGAAACTTTTTGAGG